TACCTAAAGAATACTCTGGATCATTCGGAACCAACGGTTACTACTTAGACTTCGCCAACTCTGCCGCACTCGGCACAGACGTATCAGGCAACGGCAACAATTTCACATCTTCAGGGCTGACAAGTTCAGACCAAATGATTGACACACCCACCAACAACTTCGCTACGCTGAATCCGTTGTTACAGTTTCCATACCCAGCGGGTTATTATGGTGCTATGCACAATGGCAATCTTGAAAAGGAGGGGGCAGCCAGTAATGCATTTACAGGTGCGTATTCTACGATTGCAATGTCTCCTAATACTGGGAAATGGTACTCGGAACATTATGTTCAAGTAGAAAACCGAAACGCATTTGGGATTAGCTATGCTCCAACTGATGCAGGGTCTTGGGACCCGAATGACTCAGCTACATACGGGTATTATCTTTTTTGCTATTCTGCTTGGGGTTACTCAGTTTTATATGCACTAGCAACAGCTGTAGAAACGGTAACTAATCTAAGTGCTGGCGAAATTGTTGGTATTTTATACGACTCAGATAATTTAGAGGTGACGTTTTTTGTCAATGGCACACAGGCAGGTTCTACTATGTCCGTGCCTTCAGCAACTTATCTTTTCTTTGCAGATGGTTATGGTGTATCACCAAAGGCTTATAATGTTTCTAATTTTGGGCAAGACTCAACCTTTGGTGGGCGAATTACAGCAGGTGGCAATACAGACGCTAATGGTTTAGGTGACTTTAAGTACACTGTCCCTACTGACGCACTAGCACTCTGCACAGCCAACTTACCAGAACCCACTATTGGACCTAACTCAGACATTAAACCTTCTGATGTCTTTGGCGTAGAAATCTACACAGGCAACGGCACAGCGATAGGTTCTGGAGGTAATGCTGTTGACTGCGGTGTTGATATGACTGATGGCGACTATATGGTTGCCATTAAGGACAGGGATAGTGCAGTAAACTGGATGGTGTTTGATACAGTGCGTGGCGATGGAAAATTTATTGAATTTAACACCACAAATCCCGAATACACCAATAGTGAAACGCTCACGTTTACGTCTACGGGCGTTACGCTGGGGAGCAACGGTAATGTAAATAGCAGTGGGAACGATTACGTACTGTACTGGTTTAAAGCTACAGCAGGATTTTTTGATATTGTTTCTTTTGACTTAGAGGCAACTGGAAACATAAACATTCCCCATAATCTAGGGGTGTCACCGCAATTCTTAACCATGAAGGCACTTTCGAATGGCGCTCAACTTGAGAGCTGGTTTACCTATTGCGAGTCCCTGCCAGTAAGCGATCCAGAAACAGATTTTATATACTTGGACAAAACTAATGTAGTAGCTGACAACAACACTGTATGGAATGACACGGCTCCTACTTCTTCAGTTTTTACTGTGGGTTCTGGATTTACGATTGCTAACTATGGCACACCACAAATAGCCTACCTATTCGCAGACGTAGAAGGCTTCTGCAAGATAGGGTATTACAAAGGTAATGGAAGCACTGATGGGCCTTTTCATTATTTAGGCTTCTCTCCAGAAATGTCTATATCAAGGTCAAGTAGCACTACAAGTAATTGGATTATACAAGATACTGAAAGAAATACATACAATCCCGCAGATACTCCTTCTATTCTTGACGGTGCTGATGCGGAATACACAGCAAATAGTCAGCGTGATTTTGTATCAAATGGGTTAAAAATGAGAGCCACTGGTACGCCAATTAATCTTAGCGGAGAAGACTACATAACCCTATCAATCGGCACATCATCTAAATACAGTAACGCAAGGTAAACGACAATGAAATACTACAACACAGAAACACAGACAGTAGTTAGTGAGAGGCAAGTAATAAAAGCCAATCCTAACACTTCATTTGCGTTACCCTTCAGTGACGCGACACTGGCCTCTTTCAACTTGGTCAGACTGACAGACGACACCAAACCAACCTATGACGCAGCTACCGAAAAGGTTATTGAAGGTGTCATAGAGGTACGCGATGGCGTGGCTTATCAGACTTACAGCGTGATAGACCGCCCTGCCGAAGCTATAGCTAACGAACTAGCTGGCAAGAAAGCTAATCTACGAATCCAGCGTAATGACAAGCTGTCTAAAACAGATTGGGCAGTTCTGCCTGATAGCCCACTGTCAACCGATGACAAGACTGTTTACGAAAACTACCGTGCTGCTCTACGCGATGTACCTGCACAGGCTGGCTTCCCAGATAACGCATTGCCTGAAAGCCCTGACGAGTCACCATACGACTCTTGGACATACGACAGCACTAACTTTGTCTGGAATGCACCACTGCCTAAACCTGAAGGTGAAGCGTATTGGGATGAAGACGCTTACCAAGAAGACAACACTACTGGCTGGATAACTATAGGAATCTAACATGGCACTCTCTTACACAATAGACAAGATAGTACGCAATACTTCCGATGGGGGTGTTGTTCGTGTCCGGGCAATAGCGTCAATGACTGATGGGGATATTACTGTTAGCGACATGGTACACGCCAACTTCACTCCTGACCCCTCTGCTGATAACTTTGTAGATTTTGACAGCCTCACCGAAGCAGATGTCATTGGCTGGGTAGAAGCCTCTATTGATGTTGATGCTGTTACTGCATTACTTCAAGCGAAGATGGACTCTGTGAATACCCCTGCCACTGCTGTTGGTATGCCGTGGGTGACTGAAGAAGAACCTGCCGAAGAAGCATAAAGACAACACAACAGGGTGGATAACTATAGGCGCATAGAATGATAGAAGTGATGGCAGCAGTCAGTATAGCTAACTCTGCCTTCAATGCACTCAAGACAGGGATAGCGAAAGGCAAAGAACTACAGGACATGGGGCAAACATTGGGGGCGTTTTGGGATGCGAATGAATCAATTCTTGAAGCAGGTATTAAAAACGAATCCACTAGCTACGCCAAGAAACTACTAAACAGTAAGAGCGTAGAGTCACAAGCATTAGAGATAACAATAGCAAAAACTAAAGCAAGGGAGATGGAGAACGAGCTGCGCGAATATCTTATCTATAGTGGACAAGGTGAGTTCTATAGAGAAATGCTACGAGAGCGCAGGAACATTAAGAACGAAAGACTACGAGAGGCACGAGCTAGAGCAATGGCAAAGAAAGACGCAACAGACTTAGCATTAGTTCTCTTTTTATTTGGTGTTGCTGGAGTTATTCTAGCAAGTATTGTTGCGTTAATAGCAGCGAATCAGTAGGTGTTAAACATGACCGAACAAGAACTAGAATTATTGCTCGATCGTGCAGCGAAGAGAGGCGCACAGGAAGCACTTAAAAGTATTGGCCTCTCTGATGAAAATGCCTATCAAGACATGAAAGAAGTCCGTAACTTGCTAGATGCTTGGAGAGCAACCAAACAAACAGTAGGGCAGACAATAGCTAGAGTTGTTACTACTGCTCTTCTCACTGCTCTTGCTGCTGGCATTTGGATGAACTGGGGAGATAAGTAATGATAAATCTTATTAGCGGTCTCGCTGGCCCAGTGTCGGCAATACTAGATAAGTTTATAGAAGACAAAGACCAGAAGGCACAGCTTGCACACGACATAGCTACTATGGCTGAACGCCATGCACACGAAGCAGTACAAGCACAGCTAGAGATTAACAAGAAAGAAGCAGAGCATCCTTCACTGTTTGTTAGTGGCTGGAGACCAGCAGTAGGTTGGGTCTGTGTGTTAGGTATGGCAGGTAACTTTATAACTATTCCTTTTACCAATATGATACTAGAGCTTTTAGAATACGATGTAGTAATTCCATTGATTGACATGGAGACTTTGTTGCCTGTGTTGTTAGGTATGTTAGGACTTGGTGCTATGAGGACTGTAGAGAAAGTTAAGAAAGTAGAGAGGAAGTCCTGATGGCTGTTACTGATGCTACAATTTTACAAGCACTTCAGAATAATCCTAATGCTACGCCTAAACAGATTCAGGACACTCTTGATAAATATGGGGTATCTCAAGAAAGATTTGATAACTTACTTCGTTCTTTAGACCCACAAGCAGCTTTAACAGGGACTGATGCTGGGATAGTTTTTAATCCTTATCCTAATACTGCAATGGGTGTAGTTAATCCTTATTTAGCTCCTGCTCAAGGCACTAAACCTTTATCGTCAACACAGCTTAATGCTGTAAAAGCTATTGGGTCTGAAGTTGTTGATATGCTTTCAAAGCCTACTTTAGACGATATGTTATTGTCTGCTACAACAGACACAGCTACGCAAAGTTCTGGTGGGTTATTTGGTTTTAATCCTGCTACAGCTATCATAAGCGCAGCAGCTAAAGAAGTTTTGCCTAACTTAGCTAAAAAATTATTTAGTGATGAGAATAAAACACCAACTGTGTACAACCCCTACAGAACTGGCAATTATTACGAAGCTACAGGAGGCACTCAGGTAAGTACCCCAGACTTAGGTGTGTCTGGCACAGGAGGCACTTCAGGTGTTCCAGCAGGAGCTGGGCCAGAAGAAGAAGAAGTTGTTTCTGTTGAGACTGACACTGACTTAACACCACAGCAGACCTTTGAAGGTTTAGAAGAAGAACAAAAGATTGGCAGAATAAACGATGCTTTAGAAAAGAATCCTAATGCTACTCTTGCGGATATTCTTGACATTCTTACTACTTGGAACATCCCTACTGATCTGTTTAGAAAAGCGACCGGAAAAACTCCTGAAGAATATGTAGGTAAAGGTGACGCTGGTACTGACGGTGGTACTGATGGTGGTACTGACGGTGGTACTGACGGTGGTACTGACGGTGGTACTGATGGTGGTACTGATGGTGGTACTGATGGTGGTACTGATGGTGGTACTGATGGCGGTACTGATGGCGGTACTGATGGCGGTACTGATGGCGGTACTGATGGTGGTACTGATGGCGGTACTGATGGCGGTAACGGTGGTGATGTAGATCAGGGTACTCCTACGCCTGATCCTAATGAACCTGTAAAACAAGAAACTATACTTCCGCAGCTTCCTCTAACACAAGAAGTTACTCAAGAGCCTGAAAGTACAACAGGTATGCTTGTTGCTGCTCTCAGCCCTGACAGGACAACTTCAGAGGTACTAGCACCTGACCTGTTCAAGCTAGACAATGACATTCCTTTAATAGGACGAGTAACACAGAACACTCCTATGGCTGCTCCACAGTATTTGTTGAGTGGTATATCACAGAGATACAGGGTATAAGATGACATACTTGAACTTAGTAAACAATGTAATGAAAAGACTCCGTGAAGCCGAAGTCACTACAGTAACTCAGAATACCTACTCTGCTATGATTGGTGAGTTTGTTAATGACGCTAAAGAGTTTGTAGAAGATGCTTGGGATTGGTCTGGTTTGCGTAAGACGGTTGTTGTTACTACAACAGCAGACGACTATACATACACCCTGACAGACTCTGGTATTAAAGACAAACTCTTAGATGCTATCAACGACACTAACAACTTACGAATGGTACAGGACTCAAGAGGACGCTTTAACGAAAGACAATTTATCTCAGAGGTAGCTACAGGCTCTCCTTTGTACTTTGTGTTTTCAGGTGTTGACGCTAACGATGATCGTACTATAGAAGTGTACCCTACTCCTAACGGTGTGTACTCTTTACGGTTTGACTTAGTTAGTCGTGAGCCTAAGCTAGAAGCAGACGCTGCTACTTGCATACTACCGCCCAGTCCTATCATTCACTTAGCTGTTGCAATGGCTGTGAGAGAGCGTGGAGAAACAGGCGGTACATCTACACAGGAATACTTTGCTATAGCTAACACTTCACTGTCAGATGCTATAGCTTTGGACGCAGGACACTTCCCACACGAAACTGAGTGGAGAGCCGTTTAATGGCACAACAGCTACAGAACATTACCATTGCAGCTCCCGGCTTCTTTGGTATCAACACACAGGACTCGCCCATAGGACTTAATCCGTCCTTTGCGTCTATCGCAGACAACTGTGTGATTGACCAATACGGGCGTGTAGGAGCTAGACAAGGCTATACAGAAGTGACCACTAACGGTGCTTCTGTTCTTGGTTCTAGTGTTGGCTTAGAGATGATACATGAGTACAGAGACTCTGAAGGCAATGAA